CGGATACGATTGTTAAAACGTGTATCAACTCCCGCAGATCACCGATGCGGCTCCTCCTTCGCTCGTCAGCGGCACTTTTGAACGTTCATGGTTTTCCACCCGTTCCCCAAGTTCGTTTGATGGTGTTGCTAGAGTGCGTGGCCTCGACCACACCGCAGGCGGTAACAAGTGAAAATAAGACAGCGATACTCAAGTGATGTTGGGCGATGAGCGCAGTCGAAGTAACTCGATCAACATTTGCAAATGTTTTACCTAATAGTACCTGACATGAGGGCACTGCCGATGCTTCTGCTCTTTATGTCGTTGATAGCGATAGTCTTGCTTGGTCTAGCGCTATCAGGGCCCGAGAGTCACTTGCTGTTGGTACCAGGTGTACCATCACTCTCGGATGCTCATTCCGGCTTCGTGGTTGCGGCCACGAGGCACTCGCTTCGGGTGTGAGGGAATAGAGACGACAAATCCAAGCCACTAAACGGGCGCCTTCGGGTGCCCGTTTCCATTTCCGACATGTACAAAGCTAATTTGTGCCTAACAGAGGAGAATATCATGGGACAGAAAGCAATACGCTTAGGCACTGACATCTCTACAGGACACAACGGCTTTTTCCCAGTGCTTCCTGTAGCTGCGTCTGCTAACGTGTTTATCAACGGGAAAGGAAGCGTGCGTAATGGTGATGTGTACCAACCACATTCACGCCCAAACAGCCCGCCACATACCGGACGTGCTACTTCGTCGTCTACTGTGTATGTTAACGGAAAGCCTGCTCAACGTGCAGGTGACCCAAATACCTGCGGCGACCATGCGTCTGGCGGCAGCCCTAACGTGAGATTCGGCTAATGTCTTCTATCTATATTCGCTTGATAGACGTGCCTGTTAGTGAGCGTGTCTATTGTGATATCAATGCGTGGTTCCGCTTAGAGCCTCGTGATAACGTTCAGAACATGGACAGCATTGTTCAAAAGATTCTGATGGTTGTTGGTACGCGCAAGAAGTCCCGCAAATGGCGAGAATCGTTCGGCTCTGATGTGTATCAATACCTGTTTGAACCCTTCGATCAAGTAACTGCTGACTGGATTTCTACATACATGCGAATCGCGCTTGAAGACCAAGCTAATGGTCTGACTAACGATGTCACCAACGTTAACTGCGTATGTGTGACGAGCGCCGTGTATGAACAGACCTACGTGTGCACTATAACGTGGCGTTGCCCCAAACTCGAATCGACTCAATCCGTGACATTCGCCATGAGAGGCCAGTGATGACTCTGCTTAATACTTATCTGACGCACGAAGAATTTGCGGCAGACTTCCTAAATCGTATCAATGCATCAACCTACTGGACGGACTCACAAGTCAGCTCCATGACAGCGCTATTGGCTGATGCGCTTGGCGACATCGGTGTAACGAATGCGTGGGCGACATTGATTGCAGCGCGTGAAGCTTTCTCTCGCTTGGCTCGTCGTAATACTTCGTTGTATGCCAACGCTCGCTTCTTAGGCGTAGACATCGGACGTAAGTCAGTAAGCACGGTATCATGCTCTGTGGTTAACTTGACTGCTGATACAGTCACGCTGGACAAGTACTCACGATTCACTATCGGAGAACAGAACGCATTGCTTGCTCAGGTAACACAATGGGCTCCTGGCGAAGTCAAGACGGTTGATTTCATTATCGGCGATCTCTTTACATACAGCCAAGTCATTACAGATACGCAGGACTACATGCGTGTGCCACTCGGCACTACGAACTTTGAACTCACATCGGATTTGCGTGTTTGGTTCGAGCACCCGACAGGCGCTACGATTGAATACATGCGTTATGACAAGTGTCTGTTTGAAGCGTATGCTGGTCAGGCTATCTTCATGGACATGACGACTGATAGCGGCGATGTTGACATTCAATTCGGTGGTGAACAGTGGGGAGCACAACCTCCTGCTGGATATACGATGCGTGTTCAGGGCATCAAAGCTCTAGGCGCCAGCGGTAACTCTGACTCAGTAGGACTGAAAGTTCAGAGCATTGAAAATAGCCAACTGCAAGGCAAATCAATCTCAGCTATGGTTGGCGGTGCTGATGAAACTCCTCCAGAGTATTATCGTCATTTCAGCCCAATTGTCGGGCGTAGCCGTAAGAAGCTCATTCGCCGAGATGAATGGGTTGCAGCTATCTCTCTCTATCCTGACGTTGCTGACGTTGTTGTTCAAGGCCAGGCCGAGATAGCTCCGAACGACAAAGAGTGGATGGGTGTCGTGCGCGTATGTGTGCTGCCGAAGAACACCAGCACTTGGGGCGGCGTTAACCCGAACCCAGAGTCTGCCCAGTGGACGAAGTTCCTGGCGTGGCTTGCTGATTTCCGTAGCCCGCTTGAAATTCAAACGTGGAATCCAGATAAGCTTCAAATCGATTGCGTTATTAACGTCGCACTCTACGCAGATGCACCAGGCACCAGAGAATCGAATCAGACGACTCTGGAAAATGCCGTGCTCAAATTGTTTGAGCGACGTTCAGGTCTGCTTGGTAAGCGTCTTGCTATGTCTGACATTACAGACCGTGTTCTGTATGACTACACGGACGTTGATGCGCCTACACGCAGACCAGAAGTCGATTATGTCAACGTCCAGAGTCCTGTCCAAGACGTCATCCCAAACACGTTATTGGAGTATGTTGCGTTGCGTAATCTGCGCGTGAACATCACATACAGCGAAAGGAAAATGCAGTGAAGACAAACACCTCGGCATTTAACATTGACTTTGTTGATGTGAACCCAGCTTGGGCCGAACTGTTTGAACTATTCGATGCCCACAATGACGAGCGCAACCTCGCAGTCATCGAAGAACTTCTGGCGCTTCGTAAGATCACAAGTGAGACAAACGACGAGCTGGCCGAAGAAGCAATTCGCCAGCTGGGTATCAATATCTCTCGCGATATGATGAGCTATCGCTTAGACCCGTTGAAACGTGTCATCGATTGTTTGCCTGATTGGAATCAAGTTAACGGCACTACGGATTGGAACAAATTTGTTGGTATGTTGCTCGGCGGTCAGTTTGATACTACGCGCCTGTATACGGGTGACTATCAAACATTCGTGCCTACGCCTTTAGGCGTGCTCGTCAAAGATGGCGGTACTTGGTACAAGACAATGCATGTGAGTGTTGAAGTTGATGCCCATCTGATCAACAGTGGCCTAGACCTGACAATCACTGTAGACGCCGAGACTGACATAGTTAATGCTCTCATCATGATCGGCATGACTGAGGAAGATGCTACTGCGTGGTTTAACAATCATTTAGGCTTCGACCCGGTGAACAACGATGCGGCTCAGTATGCAGCACGCTCCGCGATGTTCCAGTTGCGTATCGCACAATTGTTTTACCAGTGGGCACCTGTTGAGGAAGTGCTTGAGGCCGTATACGCCACGATCAACGTGACGTCTAAATTGGTGCTGACTGCGCATACCGTAGTTGAGCCTGTACGCCGTTTCATGGTTGGTGCTCCTCTGGCAAGTTCCATTACGTTCATCCAGCCTGAATTCATTCGCGGCGGTGAGTTCATCCAGTTCGGAGCGTTGATCAAATACAGTGACAACACCGAACAGACCGTTATTGTTGATGTTGCAGACAATGACTGGATAGAAGAACGCGACGGTCAGGCAGTGCGATTCAAAGAGCCTCTGGCCATCACCACAATCACGCTTACGGTCAAATATAATACCACAGAACAGGATATGACTTTGCGCCTGTATCCGATTGGTGTTGAGCCCGACCCAAAAGAGTTAACGATTGAAGCCACCACTCTTTATGGTAGCGCTACGTCAAAAATTCGTGTGTACGGTCTATATGAATCTGGCCTGACTAAAGAGCTTACTGACAGTGGTCTGGTTCGTCTCGAAACTACTCTCGGTACTCTCAACGGGTCCTCTCTCGTTCTGCCTGACGTTGATGCTGACACGGAGTTAACGATAACGGCTTTATATCAGGGGCAGTTCAACATGGAACAGAAGACTACGTTCCTTGTATTGAAATCGATTCGTGACCTCGTGCCAACTTCTCTTTCAATTCAATTGGAGGATGAGATTGCTCAAGGGGAAGACGTACAGATTAAGTTCGTTGTTCAGTACAATGATACTTCCTCTAGAATGGTAGTAGCTCAGGCCAAAACAACAAGCGAGCACACCGAGATTGTGGAGAACGTTCTCAAGTCTAGCGTGTTGCGTAACGATTATCTGACAACTGTATATGCTGAGTTTGGAGAAGGTGTGCCAGTCACTGCAATTAAGCAGGTGAAGCTTAAGGCACCCGACATCAAACTGGCGGCGATTGATATCATACTCCCTGCCGTGATTATGGAGTATGAAGTCATTCGACCTAAAGCAATGGCTCTCTACGTGCGCGGCGAAGCGACGCCTCAGCAAATAGCTGATCGTGATCCTAGCATTGTGGTTGCTTACGTTGAGGTCTCTGGCATTTGGTTTAGTAGTCAAGATGATGCGAATGATATCAAAGCTCTTGCTTCTGTAGACACAAAGTCTGGTGAGTTCACCGCCCCTGCAATCGATGGCGATGCATTGAAGTATGCGCTTCATTTTTCCTTCATTGAGAAAGGTCAGACGCAGACCTTCAATAAAATCTTCCTGATCTATGACACGATCATGACGCCTCGTACGGTCAGTCTACGCGTCAGCCCTTCTATAAGCAACGGTGCAACTTTGATGTTGCCTACTGTATGCTTGTGGAACAACGGATTGACTTACGCGGCTGCGGCTTCTTTGACTGCCGAGTATGTGCCGTCAGCCTCCGCTGTTGAAGAAGCACGCGTTCGCACGATCAAGTTGCAGCAAGAAGCTGTAGAGCGTGGTGAGGACCCAACTCAGTTCAATCCTGATGCTCCTGACTATGCACGCTGGATGACGTTGACGCTGATTCAATCTGCGGTTGATGTATACGATCCAGTGCTTAAGCGTATGTTCAAAGAGTACATGCTTTACTATCAGGGTGATCTGCATGGCTCTGCACGTATTGCAATGACCTATGAATATGAAGGGACGACGGTCTCCGATGTTCGTGAAATCCAGTTAGTCCCTCAGCGTTCGCTCGTGGACAGTATTGTAATTGAATGTCCAGATGCTCTGTATGACAGAACTAGGACGTTTTGTCGGCTTCTCGCAACATACGCTGACGGCTCTCAGGAATACGTCACTGCTGCTGAATGGTCAGGACTATGGCCAGACCAAGACACTGACCCATACGAAGTCCTTAAGTTTCTTCCTGGACGATACAGCGGACTCTCAGTTGTTGAAATCGTTGAAGGTAGAACCCCAGTGGACTACAAAGATTTCCGCGCTATGGAAGTCTCTAAGTTGCCTATGTTTAATAGCATTGGTGATCTGGCTCAGTTAAGTACAACGTATTATGACGGAGCTGTCCTTAATGTTGGTAAGTGCAACTACGTGACGTACACCCAGGTCAAAGCACGCTTCTTCCGCATTGATAATGTCATGGACTTGACGATCACTCCTCAACCTAAGGAGAGTATCAATAACGTTGTCGGGTCGCGTATCGAAGGACCAACTCAGATCAGTGCAGGCTCAGCATCGGCTTCGTACGCTCTTGTTCTGACCTACGAGACAAATGGTATAGCTCGCACTATGGACGGTTCGTATCTCGAGGAAGATAAGAAGAAGTTTGAGCTTGAAGTAACGTCAGAGTGGGCTATCGTTCAGGACTACTATCTGGAGGCTGGCCCGAACGGTACTCAAGTGTTAATGCCGACAACCGACGCCGTTGCCGACATCGACGAAGACGGTATGCTGACTCCTAACGTTAACGCCAATTGCGCCGTGAACATTCGTGCTCGATATGCGTGTGATGGTTATAGCATCGAGAAGACGTTGCTGGTTTATATCACTCAGGCTAATACCTACCTGCGTTCTGCTGGCATTATTGGACCTGACATTGTATGGGACGTATCTGACAAGAACCCAACGTTCGGTTATGACAACGGTCGTTGGTACGTTCCGTATGAGCTGCGCGTTATCGTTGAGCCAGAAGATGAGATCGTCACAACTGATGGCATCTGGTCAATTGGAGATAACACTAACGTTGATGGTGTTTCTATCGATCCTCTCAACGGCCATCTGTTTATCTCAGAACAACAACTGTCTGATGGAACAATCGGCCTTAGCGCGGTCTTCACCAAGCAGAACCCGACAAGCCTCATCACTGAGAGTATTACGACGTCTCGTACGATTGAGCTTTACACCAACAGCATGATCTTGTCTGGAAGCATTACTGTTCCTGACTCGAACATCGAGCCTCTCAATACGTACCAGTTAATCGCTGAATACGTTCGACGCTCTGGCTTTGGTGGAAGTTCCGTGCTGCCTGATACGAACACGGTTAAGTTTGCGTGGTCTGTCATTAAATCCTCTAGCGGATTCTCTCTTGCTCAAGACGGCACGTTTAGTTTTGCTGCATCGAAAGACCCGCAGACTGTTCAGGTTGAATGTACTATCACGGAGCAGCGTGCGACTATCGTCCTGACGCAGTTCGTCACATGTCCAGGTGTGGGCTTCCCGCAAGATTTGACTGTCGGAGGTTTCACAAACGTTCGTGACGATAGTTCTATGGAACTTACAGCCATGCTTGGTCGTACAGGTACGTTTGTCCGTGAAGACGTTAGCGCCAAATCACTCTGGCAGTTGACGAACAGTAACGGCGATGTGGTTGATGTTCCTGGAATTACTGTCAACGCTTCTACTGGACGTATTACCATCAGCCAACTGCTGAATGACACGGAGTTTGGTGTTAAAGCAACGTACATCGAAGGCCAACAGCGTCTGCAACAAACGCACTTCATGACCGCTCGTTCTTCGTACCCTCGTTTCGGTGTTGCGCCATTCGGCCTGACTAATGTCAGTTCTGCTATGGCGCAACTTACAACGCGGTTACGCTCGACATCAGGCGGCCAGTTCGTTCTCTCCACTAAGACGGATGAGTATGGATATTTTGTAGTGCGCGAGTCGTACGGTCAAGCTATCTTTGCCGCAGCGGCTGACAACTTAGGTACTATCAATAACGGTTGGGTAGGTTTTGATGGTGCGAAGTGGCCTGTCACTGGAGATAATGGCTCAGTAGGTCCGATTGTTGGACGTATCGTGTACGACAACTTGACAGAGAATGTCTTGATCTATCGTACGAATGCGCGTGCGTTTGGTAGCGCTGTAATCACCGTCAGATACCAATAACAAAAAGGAGTCTGGAGCTATATGTTCCTGGCTCCTTTTTCATTTTCACTAATTTACAAGCGTTAAACATCAAGGAGTTTTTCTTAATGGCCACCAATGACGCTATCTACGTAGACGCCTTGCGTCTCACGCCTCAGGGACAGCAGGCCGTTGCTAACGCTAATGCTGGTGGGATTACTGTTAGTCCCGTCAGCTTCAAAGCAGGTGACTTTGTAGGCTCTAACCCATCAGTGGTTCCAGAGCAGTTACTTGGCAACGAGCTGGCATCAGGTGATTTGTCCTATGTGCAAATCCTGACAGAAAATAGTGCCCGCTATATCTTTGATATCAAAATGAACTACGTTGCTGGCGAGCAATTGAAACGCGTCGGTGAAATCCTTATTCTGCTTGAGGATAACAGACCGTTCGGCCACGTAGTTCTGCAGGAGCCAATCATAGCTGTACCGAACTCCATTTCGCGTGTGAGTCTTTTGATTCACTTGCAGGAAGATGTGCAGAAGATTCTGGCCGTTTCGATGCCTGATTACACGTCTATTCCGAGTGTGGCTACGTTGCAGAACCTGCCTTCCATGAACGATAACGTGTTCAACGTTGTGTCTGTTCTTGACTTGCATGTTAACTCCGATGGTACTCGTAGTCCTGGCTACGCGTCACGCTACGGCGCTGGTTCATACTATTGGTCGTTCAGCGAGCATGACCGTATTTTTAGCGGTCTTATCGGCGCTGGCTTCATCAACGCGAACACGTTGAAGTTCGACACAATAACGAGTTTGAAAGATGGTGAGACTACAATTCTCCAAACGATCAGCGGTCCTGGTGCAGGTGCGTGTCGCCACTTCAAATACAATGCGGCGACAAAGCAATTCGTCAATCAAGACACTGCTATTCCTTTCATCAGTGCCCAAACAACCGTTGCTATTTGGCGGCGTATCACAAACCCGACCGTACCGACTGCCGGCATTCCGTGGCCAGTGAACAACGATGTGCCTGATACATGGGCCTTGTTCAGAGGTAAAGACGGCGAGCCTTATTGGGGACCTGTATCTGCGTCCCGTCAGACTACTGCTAGCCTGTTTGTTCCTCCAGGCAAGCTGTTGTTCAGCTCCGTTGTCGCGACAGGTACGCCTGATAAGATCCTGTATCAGCTATCAGAAACGTTGGATAGCTCGACTGACCTATTCTTAGGTACGTCTGGTCTTCTCCAGCCGCGTTCTGCATACACTGTTATCCAGAATCAAGTACTGCTTTCATCGTATCTCGACCAGCAGATCACGTTAGACCTGAGACAGTTCCGAGTTGAGCCTACTCAAGGCCACGTTGTTCTGTTTGAAGTGGTTGAAGCTGTCGGTGACGGTCAGACGGTGAACTATCAGCTCGGTAATCAAGTCATTGAAAGCGCTGACATGATCTTCTGCGTCGTCGGCAATACGTGGCAGCCTAGCACTGCGTATAAGCTCAACAATGGCAATCAGTTGCAGATGACCCAAGCTGTTCCGTCGGGCCAAAAAATCTCTTTCTATGTGGCGCGCTATGAAGAACGAGCCGGGTGGTCTACTCGTATGCGTGTTGCTCAGTATCGCATGCCTTATGATACTGATACATTTATTCTTCCAACAAGTCCGTTGAGCAAAGCGTACTGCGTTGTGGCTGCTGGTGGTCTCGTCGTTCACAATACCGATTTCACGGTCGCTGGGAATTCGTTGAAACTCACCTCAACACTTCCTGCTGACACTCTGGTTGAAGTGACAATCTTCGAGAACGTCAAAGCAGTGGGCAGCAAAGACAGCTCGGTTGATGGCGTTATCATTGACGTTATCCCGACTCCGTATGGCTACATGTTCAAGCGTCAAGGTCTTGCTCCGATTGAAGTGCCGATGGTAGCTCCTGATATCATTCAGGGAGACGGCATCTTGATTGAAGGTACATGGCCTAACCTTAAGATTAGCAGTGTAAGCGCACGCGCCGAAGATGCCGATCCGAAGAACATGTTCGACATTCAGAGAAAGCTCGAAGATTCCGAAGAGTTGGTGATTACGCAACGCATCGAGTTCAAAAAAGGTGTGATGCTTAGTATCCACGCTGACTTCCAGTGTCAACTCGGCCCTGGATTCTCTGCGACTAGCGGCAACGAACGTATTGAATATGTTATCGGGTTTAAAACTCCTGGGATGCCGGAAGCTGATTACAGTCGCGGCCTCAAAGGTACGGGCGTTGCAGGCTTTAACGTTGTTACTGCCAACACAACAAACGAAACCATTGCGTATGCTAACGTGTCTGCCTCTCAGATGCTCGTTGTGTTGATTGAGAACCAACCTCAAGGCTTCATCGATGTCGTTGCCAAAGTCCGTGTGAGTGGCGCCCAAGTGACAAGCTATGGCTCGCGACTCGAAGGTAACCTCTGTATTAAGGTTGAGCCGAAATGACGAACATTGCACTTTCGCAAATATCAAGCACACCTAACGATGAAGGAAAGATCGTCGTTAGTGTTGACGGCGGCGTGCAGTTTGAGTCCAGCGAAGCGGCTGCGACAACTCAGATTGCAAGCGTAAAGTATGACAGCAAGAACGGTGTACTTGTTTTCATCAAACAAAACGGTGATGTGATAAACATCGCCGGCCTCCCGACTATTTCGATGTTTGGTGAAGGTGCACCTGGTAAGCGTGGCGCTAAAGGAAGCACGGGTCGCGACGGTCGTGATGGTCGTGACGGCAATACTGGTGCTGATGGTTGTGCTGGAGGCGTTGGCCCAACTGGCCGTGACGGACCTCCAGGTGCTACAGGCAACGATGGCAATACGGGACCGGATGGTGATACAGGTCCAGATGGTCCCGTAGGAAATACTGGTCCTATTGGTCCTACTGGCGGCACGGGTCCTATTGGTCCTGAGGGCAACCCAGGTCCGAGCTGTATTAGTGGAGCTACAGGCGCGACAGGCCCAGCACCTATCGAAACTGCTGTCTTAAGTTCGACCCAGCCTACAGACTCACGTGTGTGGGCTTGGTTGTACCCTACGGCTAACGTTTCTCCTGCACCACCTCTGCCTATCATCACTCCTTTAGTTGCGTCTGCATCTTCATTGAACATGGTTGGTGTGCGTACAGTACAAGGCTCTGATGTGTTTCAGGCGCTTGCATATCTCCCTGTCAATGCTCGTGGTGGTGTCGGTCCATACAAATACAAATGGACTGTTACTGACATGGAAGGCGTAACCATTGACGCTGTTGAGACTTCAACGTGTATCGTTAACTTCTATCTGCGTCTTGGTTTGGGTGCCGATCGCACAATCAAAGGTACGCTGCGCTGTGTAGTTACTGACATGGGACAAACATCACGCCCTACAGTTACCACATCGTCCTCGTTGACTATCGTTGCGCGTAACCCTACGAGTACATCGACCTCAGGCTGTATCGTGTACGGCTCTACAGTATCGACCGTGCTCGGTGAAATGCCTGTAGAAAAGATTGTCGTTGGGGATAGCTTGTTGAGTCGCTCGAATCAGCCTAAGCAGTTCCGTTCATGGTCGTCAGAAGAGCCAAAAGGACAGAACGTGTATGCCTCAGTGATTGCCGTCAGGCACGGACAGGAAGACTTCTACTTCCGTATCAACGGTCAGAAGTTTACGCATGAGCACCCAATACTCGTGTGTGACGCTGCGTGGCGATACATCCCTGCGCGTGATGTGAAACTCGGCATGAAAGTGCTTGGGCGTAAGGGACCTGTTGAGGTTACGGAATTCGTCCGTGTAGACGAACAAGTGCAGACAGTGGATATCGATGTCGAGCCGTTTGACTGCTACTTTGTAGGTGACGTCTTAGCGCACAATACGGATATCATCGCACTAGCGGAGAAATAATAATGGCATTGTTAAAGGTACCAACGACGTTGATTAAGACCGGTGTGCTCGGGTCTTCAACGACGATACGTGCCCAATCGGGTTCGTTAGTTTTAGACCAGAGTGCCACTGACATACCATCAGAACTTACTTCTGAATCATCCTTCGATGCTACAGCGGGCGTGCTTACTCTCCGCTTCGCTAATGGTGAATCTGTCTCAGTCAAAGGTTTCCCAACGGCATCAGATATTCCAGTTGGTCGTGTCGGGAGTAAGGGTGAGACAGGTGCTGATGGTGCTGACGGTCGTGATGGTCGTGACGGTCGTGATGGCAATGTAGGGTGTACAGGACCCGATGGGGGTACTGGGGCAACTGGAGCCACGGGTCCTGACGGGCGTGACGGACGCGATGGTAATGTAGGCCCTACAGGAGCTCCTGGGCCAACAGGCCCTGATGGAGGTACTGGACCTACGGGACCTAGAGGAGGTACTGGACCTACGGGACCAACTGGAGCAACGGGTCCTACGGGTCCAACTGGTGCTCCAGGGCCATCAGGCAAACTCTTAATCATCGTAAGTGCTACTCAACCCGGCGCTGTAGCAGCAGGAACTCTTTGGGTAGACCCGACAAAAGATCAAGGCACTACGTGGCCGTAAGGAGTTTTAAATGCAGAAGGTTAACATATCGCTGCTCCAGACAGATGCTGTCGGTCCAGTAGTAGCTACTGATGGAGGCGTTACTGTTGATGTGACTCAGGATGATAGTACTCTGTATGGAGCATTCGACCAGCAGAATGGCATTCTTTCTATCAACATTCCGAACATTGGTAAGCTTGCCATCTCAGGCTTACCAACTATCTACAATATCGGATTCGGACCTGAAGGAGGTCCCGGTACTGATGGTCGTGATGGTATTGATGGTCTAAGCGGGCGTGATGGCAGACGTGGCTCTGACGGCTGCCCAGGTCCTCGCGGCCTAGACGGTAACACTGGTCGTCAGGGATATGTCGGCGTCCGCGGACCTGCAGGTCCTACAGGTGCTACAGGTGCTACAGGTCGTGATGGTAGTCCTGGACGCGTTGAGATCTACATTCAAGACACTGACCCATCGATTGATAATGACGTTTCACCCGGAGCCCTCTGGGTGAGGCCGTAGGGAGATACGATGGCTCGCTTTCGCATCCGTAATGCGCGTAACAACGGCTGGCTAGATTGTGTAGACAAGCCGATGTATGTGCGCACAAAAGATAATGACTGGACGCCTTTGACGCCTGATAAATTCAGCGTCATGAACTTATGGTCTGCTCGTTGGCACGCGATTGGCTCAGAGTTTGACCCTACTTACGATGACCCATGCTCTAACCTTGAAGTTGGTTCGTGTGGCGGTAGTCCTACCTCTACAACGAAAGGCTCAGGCAACGGCATAGGTTCAGGGATGCGTGAGAAGTACAGCGTGCTTGAAGGTTATCCCATTGGGTTTGACTTGCCTGACGCAGGACGTACTGGATTTGGTGTTGTAGCTTCGTTCGCACCTCCAACCGGCCAGTCTATAAATCGTCCTGGAATCAAAGCGCTTGAGACGTATGACCATGTCGGTGCTGCATCTCGTACAGGATTAGGCACGTACACCAACCCGAACGTGCCTTATTCTTCTGTCCACGGTCGTGGTGCAACAATCACTGAGACCGTGTATGCAATGCCTGCTACTGAGGGTTTCGTCGAACTCATGTTTGCTTCGTACGCTCAGGAAGGTATGAGTGTTGATGTCTACCACATGGGTGTGCGCGTAGCTTCAACGTGCGGCAAAGTTACAGGACGTAGCAGAATCAAGTTCCAGTTCGACCCTGACGCGGATGACATGCGTATCATGATACGTGTGAGAACAACGCCGGGCACTGCATGGTCGTTGATGGTGTATCCTCCGTTGCTGTCTGCTCCTGCTGACCGAGGTGGGCTTGCTCTTGATAGTCAAGCTGCATATGACGTTATCAGCTATCCTGACGTCATTCACCCAGATTACATCGGCACGCCTATCTTCCCAGCACCATGTCATGCTGCTGTCTGGCCCATTACGGAACGCATTCAAGATGCGCAAGCATTCGAGTACTATCATTTCGTTGGCTGGACAGCGGGTTGGATGTATTTGGATTATACGTCTTGGGAGACATTCGACTTTATCGAAGTCTATCAGGCGGGCAAGCGTATCGCGACAACGCTCGATGCTCAGACCAAACGTGGCTATCTGCATTTCTTCTATGACCCTCAATCGACCTTGTGCAGTGACATCATGGTTCGTGTAGTCAGTAAGGATTTCGGTAATGCGGAATCTCTTGCGAGTTTCTACTACAGCCTGTACTGCCCTGACGAACGCGGTGCACGGGAATACAGACATCCTTGCCAGAGCTACAGCGTCTACTCAGCAGGCCATCCAACTACAGAAGATAATTTTGAGTTGGGTACGCAAACAGATATCCGTGCGGGTCTTGTACGTTGTGTTGCGAACAGCTTCGATACAAAATTTGAAGTGTTTGACCAAGACATGAACCTGCTCGATACGGAGATTCTTGCTGCTGGTCAGGTCGGTACGCTTGAGTTTTGGAAATATCCTGAGCATGTGTTGCGTGCTAAGATTGCAGTACGTGTGACAGCGCCTATCGGATGCGATTGGTCATACGCAGTCTTCTGTCCGATACAGCCACCTAAGATTAACGTCAGCGACTTCACTGTTCCTTATCGCTGCGTTACCGTTCAAGGTGGTAGTGCGCAACCTCCAGATAGTGATGCTCTCCCATGGTTCGTGTTCGAATGGGATCAAACATCAGGACGCAGCACTAGCCTATCGCCCGGTGACCTTGATGCAATTGATGGTAAGTACATCAACCTCTGGGGAGGCGTTAAAGGTTGGTTCAAGTGGAACGCATTCTTCGCACGTCCGATTACGCAGATTACCTTCATGTGGGTTTATGGCGGTAAGAATGGTGGCTGGCACGATCGTTATGTGTATGAACGATACGCAGGAGCAGGTGTGCGTCAGCGTACACGTAACGTTTCTAATCTTGAACAGTACTTCACGTTTGATACCTACATTCCTGCTGGTGAGGAGATTTGGCTCTACACAGAAAGTGGTGGTGACCGTGGGGACTCGAACGACTTGACCTATCTGTCTATCGTAAGTGTCGTATTTGGTTAAATAAAGGGGCTTCGGCCCCTCTTGCCGATCTAAGGACGTAACATGCTGCAAACGAGTTGCTTGTACGCTCGGGGAATTACGCCTGTCTTTCTAGGCGATCCCGGTTCTGGTACTCAGAGCGCGGTAGATGCATTGTCGATGGATGCATCGCGCTATACTTCCTTTGTGATTGATGGCCATTCTCTGGCTTACGTGTGTGGGTACGCGTCTGTCTATATGAACGGCTCATTTATTCGTGATGGTAGTCAAATGGTAACTGCGGGATATGGTTGGATGGGCAACTACCGCAACGCCAATATCAACTTCATGGGTGCGCTGCGCCAGCTCCAGATTCAACAGGGCTACAACATGAATCTGACTAACGGCAGCACAATGCTCGTTATGTCAGACAGCGCTTCCGTAACAGATGAGACGTCGATGGAATCCTGGGGACAGTACGTGAGCTACATGCAGCGTCTGCCTCTTGATATCGTCGCTCACCACTGGACAGAGATTAACGCTGGTGCTTACGGCTATGATGCGACCGTGAACTGGTTCAAACAGTGGTCAGGCGTAATGCTGCTGCTGTCCAGTACTGTCCAGTCTCTGCCTCAGAACATGGTCAATGCTTTGCGTGAAGCTCTCCGCAACGGCGTGAGTATCATTGTTCTCCAAAAAGGTCCGTACGAAGGTAACGTAAACTTCAATGCGATCTTTTCTGCGTTGGGGATTGTAAGCAGCGGTGCAGGATATGTTGGTGCTACGCCGTATTCGCATGACCGCGCTATCTCGGCGTTCGGTAATCACGTAGGTTGGACAAACGTGCCTAGTCTGCACAACCAGCAGAACTATCGCTTGAGTGCCTGCTATCAGTACAACGTAGCCACGCAAGCGGGACCTGCGACAATCGGCGGTCAGCCAGGACTCTGGCGACAGTTCTATTGCGGGCAAGTAGACATCCCAGATGATTTTGTGTTAGACCCTCCGATTTTATATCGCGATCCGTGTTGTGTAGAAATCGGGAGTGCTTATGGCGTGAACTTCGATGTCACTACGTATCCGCAAAAGCCTGATGACTGGCCAGCTCGTTTAGCTGCTGGTGATGTGTCTGTAACGTGGTCGAATCGTAATGGCAATACAGTTCAAGAACGATCCGCTGTCTACTGCCATTCTGTTGGTGCATACTCTCAAGGTGGCGGTGTAATTCAACCATATACTGTCATCAATGGTGTATACTGGTTAGAGCCTAGAGGCTTTTCTGTATACATCATATCAAAAGCAACCACATTGCTTGTAGATCGCCGCACGTTTGATGTTACTGATAACGCAGCACAAGCCGCTCAGATGGCTGCCTATCTGAATTCTATTAGCTCTGACTATTGGGTGGTCGTTACATCCGCAGGAGACGCTGCACAAAACAGACTCTTAGGTGGGCTCCCAGAGGCTATGTATCGCATAGGCGCTTCTCGTCGTGTCTTTGCAGGCTCTGATTTCTACAGCAACTCATCCTATGCGTGCTTCGGGTCTCCTGGGTCTAGCGAAGGCAATGCGATTAATGAGATGTACTGGGGACCTGAGGACAACAGCGTTGATTCTTGGTTCGACGTAGGCTACGCGTTTGACTCAGGTGGTTATCCGTATATAACAGGTACAAACCGCCAAGTCGCACTGAGCATGGCGCTTGCTGGCTTGTTTGAGAACACGAAAAGTTCTCACATCTCCTACTACAAAGTGCTCGGCGGGACTGACGGTGCGAAGACCTACGGCATGCAGCACACTGTAACTATCAGGGACAATCGTTTCAAAAAGCTGCCGATGTACGAAACCAAAGACTTCGTTGTGTCCGTCACCAACCCATGTTTCTCTGTTCCTAAGGTGCAGTCGCACGACTGGGTAAGACGCGTTGCTTTTGCGGGTGCAGGTACAGTATACTATCCGTTCTCCGACTTGAACGAGTATCTCGTTATCACGACAGATGAGGATGGTCCGAACGAATTGTGTACCAGTCATCTTATGATGAATTGGGAAATGTTCGATGGTGTCGGAGGTAATGTAGCGTACAACGAAGCTGGTCCTGATCACTTGATGTTCTGCGGGGGTGATAGAAACAATCCTGCCAGTTTGTACTTTCAAGCAACTAACGGTAGTCTTGTCTGGCAAGTGTATGAGCGTAAGTACAATCTTATCTCAGGTATGCCTTCTCGCAACACGAATGACTGGCAAGTGTTTTGGAAATGGAACGGCCCTGGTTCTCAAGGGCATTTTATCCAAATTGATCCAGGATTTGAATACATCGTATTTGCATATGACCGCTACGGTGATTTAGAACTTGCTGAACGCCATTTCATCGTCCCAGAAGCAGGCAACTTACCTGCATGGGGATCGAACTTCTACAACGTTGACTTTTCTAATAGCACGGTGTTTGAGTTAAACCGTAGTCTACAGATGAATGCGCGTTGCACGAAATCTGAAAACAACGGCAATGAAAATGGTATCATGATGATCATCCGTAGACCTCTATTTATGTCTACAGGAGCGACTGATCGTACGGGCTGGCAACTCACTA